GTTTGTTCAAGCGCGGGTTGCACTAACAATCTTCTGCTAATATTCGCAAATCCTCCGCCCAAACCGGTTTGTACTCTATTTTTTATTTCCTTACTTGCTTGGTGGTCTAAGATATCATCAACCAGGCTATAATCAGAAACGCTTATCCCATTTTGGTTTAATATATTTTCTAACTTTTGTATCTCTTTTTGCGCTTCTTGTCTTGTGGTACCTGCTCTTTTTAATTTTGTTGCTAAAGTATCGACACTTCTTGCATTTGTCAAATCTTTAATCTCGGGATTATTGTCGAGAATATTTAAAACTTCGCTAACTTTTTTATTCATTCGTGAGTATTCTGCACCAAGTTTATTGTTTAAAATCGTGTCAATGTCTTTTCTTAAATCTTTTGCAACATTTTGCAAAGCTCTTGTCGAATTATTTAATTTTTGACCTGCTTGCGGAGTATAGTTTATAATATCATCCAAGACATTTGCTTTTAAATTTTGTAATTCTGCAATATCAAAATTACCCTTGTAGTAATTCAAATCATTTAAAAATTGGGGTAATCCTGCGGCTCTTTCGCCAGTTGGTGTAATTTGACCTTGCGCATTAAAAAAGCCTTTTTGTTTAAATTTATCCAAAGTATTTTGTATGTATTTTGTCAAATCGACATTCACGTTCTGATTATTTTGCAAGAGATTATTCCTTGCCTGTGCAAAGTTTGATGTTTCTTGTTGCCTTAATTTATCTACACCTTCTTTAAATCTATTCGCGACATTATTTATAAATTCCTCGCTACCAAACTCTTCCGCATTTTGTGATAAATTTACGCCTCTCGGACTTTTTCTTATCCTTTCATAAGTTGCTTGCCCTATCCCTGCGGTTTCTCTTAGCGCTTTTGGTAGATTTTTAATTACTGATTTACCTACCCCTACAACTGGTTTCGTAATTGCTTTTAAGATTGGCATACCTGCGCCTATACCCGCACCTGCGCCTAATCCTATGGCTGTTTCTTTTAAAGTTTCAGGCGTGAATCCTCTGTCTGCCAGACCTCCTGTCAAGCCCATAACTCCGCCTTGAATTGCTCCTTGTCCTGCGCCTTTTAAAAGCGTTGGTAAAAATCCTTTTGCTGCCCCTGCGCCGCCTGTAAGAAAAGCAGCTCCGATATTTGCGGCAGGCACAAGAGCTTGTTTTGTTGCTTCTAAGCCTTGTGATATTTGTTCTCCTGCAGGTGCTAAATAAGGCAACCCATATTTAGCTCTTTGCTGCAAGTCTGTCACCCTTGACCTATAGCCAGGCTGAAAAGCTTTTTGTAGTTCAGAGATATAAGGATGGGTTTGTTCATAGCTTTGCCTTCTCAGCAAATTTTCTTCGGCTCTCATTCTTTCTTTTTGGATATTTTCCGGACCGACAAATTGAGCAACTCTACCCCTAAGGGTTGTAGGACTTGCAGGTTCTACTTCTGGGAGATTGGATATGCTCGGTTCTTGGGCTTGTGGCCAGACTTGACTTGGTTGGATTTGTGCAGGCTGTTGTGGCTGACTACCAGTTTGTGCAAAAATCATATCCAAGTCTTGCTCTGTTGGTGGTGTATCACCTTCTATTTCTAATATTTGCCCATTCGGGTGTTGCACTTCAAAAACTGGCATTATCTTACCCTCACTGTATATTTACCTATTTGTTGAGATTGACCTTGCTGTTGTGGCTGTAAATTTTGTCCACCCTGCAAAATTTGTGTGCTCCTATTTATTGCGTCCTGCATTCCTAATAATTTTTGTTTAACAATTTGAGCATTGTCGCCCGGAGCGGGTAAAAATCTTTCATAAGATATTCTTTCTTGATCTGACATCTGCGCACCAGTCAGCCATTTTCTATATACTGCCGTTATATTATCTATTTGTGTTCTTGTGCCAATTCCCTTTGGGTCTACTCTATTTAAAATAGTCGGGTCTAAAAATTTTCCCGCTAGCGTGTAAGCACTTGGGTTTTTTTCGATAAGATTTAATCCATTTTCTATATTGCTAAGAGTTGCTAAATTTTCATTAATTTGACTTTTTGTCTTGCTATCTAATTGAGTTTTTTCTTGTGGATTTAAAAATTTATATTGTTCAAAACCTAATCTTTGCTGACCCAAACCAAGTTGTCCTTGCGCAACTCCAAGTTGACCCATAGCAATTTGCGGAGCTGTTTGTAGTGCATATTGTTGGTATGGAAGAAGTTCTGCTCTCATAATGGCATTTTTACTCTGATTGCTGATATCTAAATTATCAACATTCATGCCATAAAGAGCCAGCTGTTCTTTAGCATCTTGAGGCGTTATAGTTCCTTGATTGAGCATTGCAGAAATAGTTTTTGCTCTTGCAGTATCATCTTTTAATAATCCTAATTGTTGTCTTAAATCAAGTCCGCGACTTCTATAATTTGCTAAGGAATAATTTTTGTACATATTCTCATTGAGATATCCCCGGATATTTGAAGTATCAATTCCTTGCTCCTGAAGTGCATTTCTGTAGAATTGGTCTTGCGTTTTCAACTGTTGATTTGTAAGTCCTGCTGTACCGCCGTAAGCCGCCATTTGTGCAGGACTGCCGCCTAAAGCTCCTATTGTTCCAGCCGTTAAGAGCGCACGACCCGCAGGGCTCGCTATACCCCTGCCGATAGTACCAAGTGCTTCGCCTGCCCTAAAAGCTCCTCCACGTCCCTCCTGTGGCTGCAAATTTGCCACGCTAAAAGGAGTTTGTGCATTTTCTCTAAATCCTGCTTGAATGTCTCCGATAAATCCTCTGGTTGCAGGCACTACATTTAATCCGCCTTGCAGCCCCATATTCTCATAGGCATTTTGCAGGGCAGGAATATTTGAAGTATCACCCATAGCGGCATTTTGGTGAATGTTCCCATAGCCTGTTTGGTTCCACAAGTCTCTGTCGGCTTGTGGTAATGATGATAAATCACTGTTAACTGCATTCACCTGATTTACAAGTGGCGAGTATGCTCCGCTAAACTCTGTAGACGGTATCACTTGTTCAGGTCTGCCAACTAAAGCTTGCGAAATTCTTTGCATCATACTTGGGTCAGTGCTTGTTTGTGGTTGTTGCCTGTTAAATAAATTAGATAAAAAATTAGTCATTTTGACTCCCTAACTCCTCAATATATTCGCAGCACCAAGTGAACCTGCTGCTGAACCAATACCACCAAGAGTATTGCCTATCATTCCATAAAGCGCGGCATTTTGTTGCGCTTTTATGGCGTCTTGTTGTGCCTGATAATTAGCTACTGAATTAGCCCCTGCCTGGCTCAACTGTGAAGTCCCTTGCTGCATTTCATAAGGTGTTGCATAAAGCCCCATAAGTTGTTGAATAAGAGCCGAATTTCTGCCGCTTTCATCGAGTAATGCCTGTTGTTCCTGTCGTGCTAAATTAGTTGAGAACATATTAGCAAGAGCATTACCCGAGCTTCCGCGAGAGAGTCCACGTTCAGCCATCGGATTTATTAATTGATTTTCGAAAGCTTGTCCTTGTTGGCGTTGTCTTATTGCTTGGTTTTGTTGAAAAACAGGGTTGTTAATATCGGGGTTAATCATTTGGTTAATCATGCTAGGTACATTTTGCTCTGCCGCACCGACTAATTGCGATTGGAAAGAAGTAGGTGTCCAAGTCGTGCCACTTTTATTTGTCACAGAATTGCCATAAAGCCCGGTATTTTGTGTTGTTGTTGGATATTCTTGCTTTTTGCTGCTACCCATTATTTAATCTCCTATAAATATCATTTTTAATCTTTTTAAATCCTACTTTTTTTAATGCAAAAATTGCGGGTTTTTCAGTGGTCTCAGAGTAAATGTCGCAATCATATGAGTTACAAAGAGTTTCCAGAGCCAAAAGCACTTTGTCGTGTATTTTTCTTTGAGCTGCGCCGCTTAAAAATAATTTGTCATTTTCTTCATTAAAATAAATTACGCCCAAGAGTTTATCGCCTTCATAAAAACAATAATGATGAGGGTTGTTAAAAATCCATTCAGCTTTTTGTAGCTTAGGATTCTGACAGAGCTTTTCTAACTCTTTTATATCTCTGCATTTATCTACAATCACAGCGTTTTTTCCTTTATTCTTATGCGTTTTAATTCAAAATTCTTTAATGCAAATTCATCATTAGGATTTTGAGTAAAAAATCTTAAATTTAACCATCTAAAAGCAGCAATGGGCGGTAATTTAATAGTTCTTTGCCCTTCTCTATTCTCACCAAGTATTGCAACATCCCAAATCTTATTGTTTGGCGGCTCATCGTCAGGCTCATCATCGCCCCACATTGCGTAATCAATTCTTTGTTTGATAAATTTTTGTTTTACCTTGCTTTTCCCGTCAATTCCTATCTCAAACCAGAATTCATTATTATAATTTTCATCGAGAGTCACAGTGGGAATAAGCTTGGGGATTTTTAAGTTAGTGTTTGACCCCATGTTAATAATATTTAGTTCATAGCTCGCAATTTTGCGTAAGTTCCCTAGATTTTCTCTAATTAGATTTTTGCCTCCGGCAGAATAAATTGCATTTCGTGCAACATTTATGCAACTGATTTTATCTTCAACACGTACGATCCATTCTTTTAAAATGTAGTCGAAAATCATAATTTTTTGACTATTATTGACTGTAGGAAGCAAAAGCCATATTTCATTCTTGCCATCGGCATAGACTGAATACATTTTTATTTCATTGAGCCTATTTTCGTCGATATACATCAAATAAGGCTGAATTTCAAAGGCTATAGGCTCCCCTGTCCTGCGTTGTCCTACATCATTCTGCAAAAAGTGATAAATATTTCTTTGAAGTTTGTCATAAAAGAATAAATATTGGTCGTGGATAACAAAAGAGCCGTAGGAAACTGTGCCACCTATTGACGCGTCCATTCTCTGGTACTGTGACAATATCATCGGATTACCTTGCAAGAGCGTACTATCACGCTCTGTAAATACTATAATACCCTCGATATACGCTGCTATAGCTGTAACTTGATTGGTAAATTCTTCATACCCGCTGTTTGTTGAAATAGGTATGCCATCATCGTCAAAATCGTTCGCATCCCAAGTATAGAAGTCAAATTGCTTGGAATAATGGCATCTATTGCCAGTTTCTATGTACAATCTGCCTTTATTTAAGGCGAGTGAAAGACCTTTTATTGCACGTCCTTGGTCATCAACGGCATTTATTTGCTCAGCCTGCGGGTTTCTTGCAAAAGAATAAGTATAGAAATCCTCTCCATTTGTAAAAATAAGATATTCATAGTATCCTTGTGATGCAGTAATAGCATTGGCATTTCCTGTTTTTTGCAAATTGTCAATTCTTATATCAAAATCAACACCATTATAAGTAAATAAAACACCTTTAGTATCATCCTCAGCATAAATAAACCAATGCTCTACGCCGTCTTGTATAGAAGACCATTGACCTAAGATATTAAAACCTTCAAGTTCGCCAATAACTTGCTGACCCCGCTGAGTTCTTATACCCGTGTTGGTTCCTTGTCCATAGCGGTATAATTCAACATTGTCACACTTTAGAGCTGAGATTATCCCATTACTATAATCTACGACACCATTTGCAAGCCGCACACCCAAAAATTTATCAAAAGCCAAAGTCGCTCTTGTTGCCATTAAAATCCAATCCTTTTTGTAAAATCCAAACCGGTTGCTTGAAGCAATACCGCTAAAGCCTCGTTGTATTTCCTATCATACGGCTGCCAGTTTTCGTCTGTATTGTCAATAATCAAGTAATACATAGTTTTTGCGTACAGACATTCGAGATACATATTTTCGTACTGTGGGGGAATGTTTAAAATATCCTCATCTTTCTCAAGATTAGGAATCTCGACATAATTCCCGTTTTGAGGTCTGCGTGCTGTGTGAAATGTTTCATATTTAACGATTAAATCGTATTGATTATCTGGAATGGGAAATAACACAATTTCATCAATCGCGTTAATAACACGCCTATTATACTTGTTTGGTCTTCCGTATTGAGGGGTTAGCATACTCAAATTTTTATCAAGTCTCAACGGGTCCGTATTGCCCACGCAAAGAATTTCTTTTATATTTCCCGTTGGGCTTTCATATCCTGGTTGGTTTGCTATAGTAGATATATTTTGCTCATAGTTCTTAAAAGGCAACTCATTCAATCTGAAGATAAATGAATTTGCAGCCTGACAAGCTAGAGCAAGTTTGGGGTTATCTTCGACGACATCTTCAACAGATAATATATCAGGGTCCTCAATGCTCCAAGGCTGACTCGCTACATTGCGCAATATATCTAAGAATGTTGTAGCCATTAATCAACCGCTTTCGATTTTTTGTGTGTTTTATTTGGTATTGTTTTTTTGCCGATAATTTTTTCTTCAATTGGTGTAGGTTTTTCTTTCTCAAAAGATGCAAGCTCTTGTTCTTCTTCATCCGTTGCTTTTATGACTTCAAATACTTTCCCCCAACGTTGCAAGTAAACGTTTGCATCTTCGACCGTCATAGATATTTCAAGCCCTGTGTTTGTATTTCTTAATAACATTTAAAATCCTTTCTAAAAAGCTAAGGGGTGAAGTTAATCACCCCAAAACCCTTTTATTATTTCAGCCCAGCTTGTTTTGCGAAAGCATAAACTGTGCCGGCTGCAGTTGATGTAATTTGAAGTGAGCCGTCTGCTTGTTCAAAACGCCCATCTCTTTCAATTTTAATTGCAGTTAAACCATAAGGGACTGTAATATCTAAATCGCCCATTACGGCATTGGCCTTATGATATCCTGCTTTTAAGGTTATAACACCGCCTGCGGAAGCATCAATAAGTAAAATGCCTGTATTATTTTTTTGTCTGAAAAAGTAATTAATATTCTGTGTACCGCCGAGAGCTTCGCCTGCCAGTACTGACTTTAGTACCGATTGAGACATTTCACCCTCAAGGTACTGTAATTTTAAATCTGCCATTTATTTTCTCCTTAAACTGTGATTTTTGCTTTAATACTACCGAGTTTATCTGCTCTTCCTAAGCCTGCACCCATAACACCTGCGCCTTTAAATGCATTATTTAAAGATTCTTGACGCATATAAGGTATTAGCTTAATGTCTGTCTGAATAACTGATGCTGTAGATTCACCTTCAACGCCGAACATAGGATAGATATTGCCATCTGCATCTGTAAAAAGATTATTGCTGACGAAAATATCCCACCCGAAAAGTCTTGCGATTGCACCTTTTCTGATTTCTGTAGCCCCTGTTTCAACGAATGCCAGATATGGCGCTGATTGCATTAGATGAAATTCATAGAATGGGTCGATGAAAGCTATCATTTTGCCATCTTGCCAAGATGTGCCAAATTTGTTTTTATCGCTTTTGAATTTTGCGCCCATCAATGCTAGATTTAGCGCAGCATTGTCTTTATCGATTACAACTGCAGCACCGTTGTTATCTATTTTGTGACCAGCTAAAGGTGCCAAACCACCTACTTTTTGGTCTAAATTATCTACAAATTTGTAACGTGTATCGTCTGTATATTCTCTGATTAATTTTTTTGCCGCGTCAACTCCCGGAGCGTTCATTATTTGGTCTGCTTTTGCTTTTTCAAGCTCGAAGTTGACTTGAAAACCTGTGTCGACTGGAATTTTAACAGTTGTAGCTTTTACCACTTCAACATTTTCTAAATCGCCACCACTCCATGGGTTCATTGTTACTCTGCCCGGCAATATGACGTCGAGTTCATCACCATAATCAAGATTTTTCTCATATCGTGTTACTGAAAGTTTATTCAGCATTTGCTTGTTGCGGAGATTTTCTTCAAATTCCGTGTCCATCACAGACTGCACAAGCGTATTTAATGCTTTTGTTGTATCTGCCATTATTTTTTCTCCTTTATTATTATTTAATTAGCGCTTCTAACTCATCGTCAGACATTTGCGCTAAACTTTTTGTACTTGTCTCCTGTTTTGTTTGGGTTAGTCCACCACTTGGCGGACTTAGCTTCTTTTGCTCTTTTTGCAGCTTTGATTGAAGCGCTAAATCGTCCTTATAGCGCTCGATTGCTTTTGCCTCTATTTCTTTAATCGATTCTTCAACCTCTGCCGGAGTGTAGCCAGTAGAATTACCTATGGCTTCTGCAAGTTTGGGGCTATAATATTTACTCTCTTTATCCGAATATCCAAAGGCTCTTGGAGCTTCTGACTTAATCCCTTCAAAGAATTTTTGTTTAATTGCTGAAGAATATTTCTCTTTTTCAGAATTAAGATTTTTCTCAATTTCAAGAGCCTTTATTGTTTTATTTCTCTCAACCTCTCCGACAAAAGCAGTTCCATAAAATTCTTTAGCTTGGTTTAAAAATTGTTGGTTTCCTGAAGCTTGATAAGAATTCAGCAAGCTTATAGCATCTGCCTGTACCTCCGGGTCAAGTTGGACTATTGCATTACGATAAATATTAAGCTCATCTACTGCAAGTTGCCGTGCATACTGCTGTATCACAGCAGGACTTATCTCCCCTGTAGGTTCAACCACTTGAGGCGTTGCAGTGAGTTGCTCAACCTTTTCACTTAATTGTTTTAACTCTTGCTGTGACTTTGTGTAAGCCGCCTGTGTTTCCTTAAACCTGTCTTCGTAATTAATATTCTTAGGTTCTTCGGTTATGATTTGCTCTTTTTCAGTCTCATTCTCTGCTGATACGATTTCATCGGTTGTAGTTTCTTGAGGAGTCGTTTCCACGGTCTCATTCTGTACAACTTCTTGAGGAGTCGTTTCAATAGTTTCTTGAGGAGTTGAAATTTCTGTTGCTGTTTCTTCTGACATTTGTTTTTCCTTTCGATTTTTTGGCAATAAAAAAAGCCATTGACTGACATTTCTGTCTATCATTGGCTTGGCTTGCTTGCTTTCGGCTTTGCTTTGCTAGCTAATATTCTTTTTTAATCATCTGTAAACCGTTCTTGGTTTTCTTGATTACATATTCTAAATCTCCATATTTTATAACTAGGGGGAGATTTTCTTCTTTGAGGTCAAGAGTTTTCATTCTTTCGTCTGCCTCGCTTTCTCATCCTCAAATCTAATCTTTACACCTTTAACATGCTGTATCATTATTTGAAAACCTTTAATTATGCTCGGGTCAAGGTTTTTGTTTGCGGATTGCTCCTCACTGAAATCACGCATCATTTCAAGCAGGGTTTGTCCTGTTTGTGTTTCCATTGCATTGCGCTGTTTTAGGAGTTTGTCAAGCATTAATTACCTCGATTTTACATTTTGTTTTAAGTCTTTTAATAAACTTCATCTACGTTACTCCTTGCATAGCTTGTAATGGTGCTTGTGGTATCTCTGGCATAGGCTGACTGCCCTGCATTGCCTCTGGCGGCATTCCACCTTGAGGCGGTGGAGGTTGTTGCGCTTGTGCCAGTTCATCATCTGTCTTAATATATTTATTCGGATTAGTTTCTCCGAGTAATTCCATAGCTCTGTTGAAAAGCTCAACATTTTTAAATCTCTGCTGCATTTCAGGTATTTCATAGAAACTTTTTATAACTTCTCTTAATTCCGCAAATTCTGCACGTTTTCTTGTGATTGCCGATTTATCGTTATATCTATAGTTATAATCACCGCTACGTATATCATCATTTATTGTCTTACGTGTGCGCTTTCCGCCTGCAAATGCCATAAATATCTGTTCTCCAACACGATTATTCGCATTTAAGTCTGCTATATTGCGTATCATTGGGATAATCGCATATTTTGAGAAGTTGTCTATAGAATATTGAAGTCTCGTAGTTTGACCTACGACTTGTATATTAAGCTCTGTTGCTGTACGGCGCGTGTCTGTCTGTTGGCCCTGCATATTTGGGTAAATACCGCTTGTAGAACTTGTGAGATTGCCAAAATAACTGTTAATTCTCTCATCATAGCCACCTTCAAACTCCATAGGTTTGAGTGCATTAGGGTCATATAAAGATGGGTCATATTCTTTAATCAACCCGGGAAATATTTTTTGAAGTTTGTCTTTAAAAAATGATTTCGGAGCAAACACCGGCTTATTTTTTTTCAAGGATGAAATATCCGATAAGTCATTTAAAAGCTTATTTTGCGCTTCTACAATACCTAAAATACTATACAAAACAGGTATGCCCCGTCCTGTTTTAGGGTCTCGCAAATTTGCCTGATTAATAAGAGGATTTATAACAAATCTGTTTTGTTCAAATAATACAAGATATTTTCCTGCTACAACTACAATCGACCAGTTCTTGAGCACAGTGTTATTTGCTACAAAATCACCCCAGAATTGTAACAGTTCAACTTGATTACCGATATATCTATCGTCCACTTTATCCGAGCTATCTTTATTTTTATTTTCTGTGGAGCTTGTTAGTTTTTTTCTTAAATCTTTTTTGGCATCAGCTGATAATTTATAAAGTTTATTATTTAAAACATCTGATATCGGAGCGAAAGTCTTTAAGATTTTTGAACACCCATCCCAATCTTTATAATTGTCAGGGTCAAAAATTAAATTAACAGAGTCAATAGCTTGAACAGTCGCACCTTCATAAATGGGTATTCTCAGCTTTGCAATTTGCCCATCATCAGAGATAACCTGCATTTTAGATTGTTCTATTTGATTTCCAAATTCATCCGTTATTATGTCGGGTCTGAAATTCCTATCAATCTGTGCTTGTATTGTGGGGATTAAATCACTTCTGCGTTTGATATCTTTATATCGAACACTCCAACCTGTGAAAAAATTAATCTCGCCAGATGTAGTACTATATTCAATGGCTCGGGTGATTTCCTGTTCCACGCCCATATCTTCAAGGTTATGGATAAGATATTCTTTTTGAACATTGGCATTTGTTTGTTGGTCTTCACTTTCTCCGTCAACATCAAAGAGCTGTTCTAAGTCTTTATAGGTCATTTCCTTCGTAAATGCTTTTAAAGTTTCAGCAAGAGAATAAATAACATTGGTATCGACCATAGATTGCCAGTTATTTTCATCAAATTCATTGCGGTTAGAGCTCTGCATACGTTTAAGGTAGGCTCTTTGCTGCGTATCGGTCAAATATATCTTGGTCTTGAGCAAATCTATAATATCAAGGTGGGATTTTCTACGCTCATGAAACGTGTCCCACATATTTGTAACTTGGGATACAATATCATCCTCATTTTTTATTGTTTTTTTCTCTTCATTTTCAAGAATGTATTCGAACATACCTTGATTATAGACCTTTTTTATATCGAACCGATATATTTTACAAAAAGTTTTACATTTCTTCATGTTTAATGTAAAGGGTCAAATTAATTAATTTTAATCGGATAATAAACCTCAACAAGATAACTGGCAGCATCAAAGGGGTGCATCAAAAATTTATTTTCTCGATTATTCTTTACTTGATTAAAAGTCGGTAAATCTATGATTGTTGTTCCGGTCTTATATTGCAAATTATAAATATTGTGTAAGAGCCATTTACATTTTTTATCTATGAACAAATTACGCTCGCCTTGGGTATTGCAAATCTTGGCGTTAAATGC